AAAATTGCGAAAGCTTATATAGACATGAAATTGATATTCGCTCCATCAGGCCATGAGCCTGTTCCATAGGTACCTGAAGTTCCACAAAATACAATGATGCTATTTGAAGTCCACCATACTCTGGTCTCCTGTGGTCTCCCTCTTATCAACTCCACATAAAAACACCTGTTGATGCAGGTTTTTCCTTCAACAGAGAATATACCAGAATACCCAGACCAGTTATCACTGTCAACTATGACTTGCCTATTTATTTGTGACTTGGAATTAGCCGTAGTCCAACCACCAACGACCCTGAAAGTCTCATAACCAGAGCGCGAATCTTTCTTGATTGTTCGTCCCATCCAAACATCATTTCCATTGTCAAAGGCCCACCCTTTCACTCCTGGGCCCCCTCTCTCGTTATTAGGATCCCTGCAGTTACTGCTGCTGGAGCTATCGTCATTTCTTGGTGTGTCGCCAACAAGTCCTGAGCACACATAACTAGAATCAACACTATAATCTGCCACATTTATATATAGCACGGGTCTATTGGAGCCCTTCCAATTGTCTCTGCAAACACATCTAACTTCTGGATACCGGGGGTAACAGGAGCATTCCTCCACATGCTGAGCACTTCCTGACAGTGGACCAATGTGGACAATTTTCCCTTCTCTAATGAATAGTATTTTAGTATCAGCCCTTCCTGATGCACTTCCATCAGTCATTACTACTGTACAAGTTCCATTGATGCAAACGCATTCTGACTCCTGAGTTCTGAGGATGTTCTTAGACCATGAACCAATACTGTCGGTAAGCATCCCATCATAAATGATGCTAGCAGTCGCATTTCTATCATCCCCAGTGACACAAACATGTAACCATGCCTTCCCATCATGGCAGCTTGAGCTGGACCATGCTATGCACACTTGTTTGGTTCCCAAATGAAATGGAACACCCAACTCGTTCATTAAAAGGGTTCTATGGGGACTCCTATCATGTATTGTGCCATTTGAGTGTTTGTTGTTCAAAGTGGTTCCCTGCCCAAGTGCAAATTGGTAACATTTACCAAGACCGCACGATACATAAGGTTCTCTTGTCACCCAAATATCCCCGCCTGCAGAAAGCCTAATTGAGTTGTCCTTGGAGAAAGGGGCGAACCCTGTAATTTGACATTGCGGTTTTGACCAATTCTTGTATTCTGCTACTTTAGGACAACTTTCCTTCTCTATGGTAGTATTATTCAAATGCACTATCTCTGTTATGTTCCTTTCTATTATGATTGGTTCACATGGCACTGCTTGATTGTTCGATGGGTTGGTACATTCATTGAAATGTAGTGTCATAGTCGTTGCTAAGATGGCAATCTGCATGAGTAAACATATTGTCGCAATAGTTATAGAAACAGAGCCAAGTGCTATTATCTTTTGATTTGGATTCAT